CATTTCGTCTCCTTAGTCCAGCTCCCGCCGCTTTGAACGTTGCCGTGTGCGTGGTCATCCGCCTGCACGCCGTTTGAGGTAAATTTCCCGCCGCTGTGCGTGATATCCCCTTTCATCGTTCCGCCTTTCTGCACTTCGAGTGAGCCGGTTATGAGCTTGTTGGTACAGACCACCTCGGGCGTGTCGAGCGTGATACGCGTCGAGGCTTTCACCAGCACCACCGGCACGGTGGCGGTAAGGGAATCCGACGCGGTGACGTCGGCGGTTTTGATACCGGACACGGTGAGCGCTCCGCTGTCGGGGTCATACTCAATGACCGCCCCGTCAGGAAAGGCAACGTGAAATGCATCAGGCGAGGCAGACGGCGCGGGATGGTCATCCGAGAAAATGGCGGGCAGCACAAAAGCGGTATCGAGCTCACCACCGATAGCCAGTAAAAGCACCTGCTCACCGACCGAGGGAGCCCACCACACTCGCGAACGACCGGCGCGAGAGGTCAGCCAGTTTAGCCAGGTGGTTTGCATCCCGCCGGTCTGGACACGACAAAGCCCCTCGACGAGGTCGACGTCGGTCACAATGCCGGTGCGGATTAGGTTTCGGATCGCGCGTGCGATGTCCTGCAGAGAATTAAAATTATTCATGCGGAAAGGATGCCGCCGGGCAAGGCCAGCGGCAATCAAGCGGGGTTTTATGGTTGATGGGACAACATCAGCGGTTCAGATGTTTTTTAAGAGAGCCACGAAAAGGAGGGGTTAACCTGCAGACGAATAAATAATCCGCAGGTTCCCGATTTTACGGTGTAACGATATTGAACCAGAATTCAAATTTATCCATAAAACCAAGCATCGTATCTAGTTTGGCACCGTCTCCGGTCACTTTCACATCGCCATTGGCTTCAGCTTGTTTGAGGGTTGTTTCTTTCAGGATGATTTTATTAAGCGTATCGCGGTTGAGGGTAATAGTGGCATCAGCATTCTGCGCTTCCGTATTCGCTGTGTGGTTCAACACACCATTTTCCAATTCCAGTTTGTATTTGCCCCCGTCGCTACCTAAATCAATGTTGAACACCGATTTGGCATCACCAGCTTTCTCACCGTTGATATGTACTGCGAGATAATCGAAGAACATTTCTGGAGTCATAGCACGCACGGTATCCGGGCTGGCGGTGTTCGGGGTTGGACCTTTAACCACGCCGTTACGTAATTCCTGTGCGCCTGTAAGATAGAAATTACGCCATGGGCCAGACTCAGCCTGATAGCCAAGTTGTTCCAGCGCGTCCGCTTCCAGATTACGTGCTGCCTGGTTGTTTGGGTCTGCGAACACAACTTTACTCACCACCTGTGCTACCCAGCGATAATTACCCTGGTCGTAATCAGATTTCGCTTTTTGCAGAATGGCATCCGCGCCGCCCATGTATTCGACAAATTTCTTCGCACCTTCTTCCGGTGGCAACTCATCAAGGGTTGCAGGGTTGCCATCGAACCAGCCGAGGTAAAGCACGTAGGTGGCTTTAACGTCATGGCTCACGGAACCATAATAACCGCGGTTAGCCCAGGTATGTGCGAGTGAGTCTGGCAATTTAAAGTTGGCGGCGATCTCGTCACGGGTCAGACCTTCATTTGCCATGCGCAGAGTCTGGTCGTTGATGTAACGGTAAAGATCACGTTGGCTTTTCAGTAATTTGACAACATTCTCATTACCCCAGGTTGGCCAGTGGTGCTGCGCCATCAGAATTTCTGCCTTATCACCCCATCGGACAATTGCCTGGTTAATATATTTCGACCATGGCAATGGTTCTCGAATTTTTGCACCGCGCAGGGAATAAGTATTGTGTAGGGTGTGAGTTACATCTTCTGCGGACTCAATGAGCTTTTTCTCTTCAATAAACCAGAGCATTTCTGACGGTGCTTCAGAGCCGGGTGCCAGCATAAAATCATAGGTCAGGCCATCAATTACTTCTTTCTGACCGTCTTTTTCGATGATGTTAGTTGGAGCAATCAGCGTAACGGTACCTGCAGAGGTCGTGGTTCCTAATCCCGCGCCGACTTGACCCTTAGCATCAGGCTTCAAGAGGTTGCCATACATATAACTGGCGCGACGGCTCATGACGTTCCCGGCCATGATGTTTTCTGCCACGGCGGCTTCCATAAAACCGGCGGGAGCATATACTTTTACTTTACCGGACTTCACATCCGCTTCATCCACCACACCGCGAACACCGCCATAATGATCTACATGACTATGGGTATAAATTACGGCAACGACAGGTTTTTGTCCGCGATTTTTAAAATAGAGATCCATGCCGACTTTAGCTGTTTCGGCCGACACCAAAGGGTCAACCACTGTTATACCTTCTTTGCCCTCTATGATGGTCATATTTGACAGGTCAAGGTTACGAATTTGATACACACCATCGGTGACTTCAAACAGGCCGCTGATATTAATTAGTTGAGATTGTCGCCAAAGACTGGGGTTAACAGTATCAGGTGCCTTGTCCCCTTCTTTGATAAAGGCATATTGTTGCGGATCCCAGACAACATTTCCTTGTTCACCTTTGATCACTTCCTGAGGAAGTGGGGCTATAAATCCTTTATGTGCGTCAGTAAAATCGGTCTTATCAGAGAAAGGAAGCTGGTTAAACAGTGCATTGTTAGCTTGCTGAGTCGCTGCAGTAGCATCTTTAGAAGACTCGGCTCCAAAGGCCACCCCTGAGGAGGCTAAAAACCCCGCAAGCACGAGCCCTCTTACTATCAAATTGTATTTCATCCTCAAACCTCACAGTGAAAAGCTACGTCATTATGAAAGCAAAATGCCTGGCTGAAAAACTTCACTAACAGATATATAAAAATGTAAACATGATAAATATAACCAGGCACTCCCATTCAGCAAGTTAGTTATTAAAATAATTACGTTTCATAAGGTTATGAGAGGGATGTATTTTTTCACTTTAGGTGCTTGATGCAGATGTCTTCTATAAGTTTTTTGTCGTTCAAACTAAAACCAAGCAATTGCCTTTCTGGATATTGCATATCCTGACTATGCGGATTTGGCCGGTCTTTCAGGCCGAGCTGATGGATTCGGGCAATGCGTTGCACTTTGCCGGTGAATTCCACCACTGCAATGTTTTCACGGCCACTCGCTTTCATATAGCGGCTTGTGCGTAATTTCTGAAACATCGCCCGCTTAATGCGGCCTTTCTTTGCCCTGAGCGGCTGACGCTTACGCGCCTGATACGGCGTGCCATCAGGCGCTTTTTGCAGTTTTATCCGTTGCTGTTGCGATTTTCGGAGCTCTTTCGCAATTTCTGCGGCAAGCTTACGCCGCCCAGCCGGTGACAGCGCACCAATCAGCCCGGCGAGCTTATCGTCAAAAGGTTTAAAGTCACTCATCCCACTTGCTCACCAGTTCGCCGTTGATATAGAGCTCGGTCGGACGTGTGACCGGCTCAGGCAGTGGCGGCTCAGGCGCATAGCTGACGTGAAGCGCGCCGTTTTCCTCTTTGATGAGGGTTCGCTCGGTGAGCTGCAGGCTGATACTGATATCAACGCTGTCGCCGTCGTTTAGATCCATCTGGAATCGATACCCCTTTTTACGCCCCTCATCCGTTGTGCAGATATCAGGCTGATTTTCTCTGAGCCACGCGGCCACCGGCACAAAAATTAAATCAGGGTCGCCCACAAAATCACACACGATCACATTCAGGGTGTAAATCTTCTCATGCGACAGCGAGGCCGCGAGACGCGCATCGATATTCCCCTCATCGGCAAAGATGCGCATCATTTCGGGATTTGTTTTTAGCTGCGGTACGGCGTCAATTAACGCCTGACGCAGGCTGTGTGCTTTCTTCATCGAGTTTATCCTGACAGTCTTTGACGGTTTCAACCTGCAGAGCGCAGGCGGCGAGCGCGTGCTCAAGCCTGCGAATGTCTGCACTCAGGTCGCCATTAGTGGCCGGGTCGCTTCCCGGCATCGGGCAATAGCTCACTTTCGGGCAGGCGCTGTAAACAATGACCGGCGGAGGCGCAACCGGCGCGGGTGTGCAGCCTGCGCACAACATCAGGCAAGCGAGCGCTATACCAGCGACGTAACTCTTCATTTTCATTCATCAGCCTTGTTATGGTTTCTTCACGCCGCACGGCCATCGCACCGGCGGCCAGCAGTTCGCCGCGTAAACTGGCCTGCGCAGTCTCATTCGTCCTGGCAATACGTTGCGACACGGTAAGCTGGTTTTTCAGCATTCCTGTCATCGTCTTTAGTTCGGTGGCGACCTTGTTCGCGCGTTCAAATGAGCGTGTCAGGTTGCCGTTTTCATGGCGTTGCCAGAGCGCAACCGCAATCAGCGCGGCCAGTAAAAACACCATTATTTTCATGGAACCCCCTTGATGCAGTAGGCACGCTCACGCACGCGGCGATTTTCCAGCCCTTTGTTAATTTCGCCATTCACATAAACCCAGCGAGTGAGCTGGTCGCACGCCTGCCACCATTGCTGGCGCTTGATAAACGATACAAGCGTCGACCGGCAGGCCGCGCCGGTTCCCACGTTGAATGAGAAACTGACCAGCGCGTCGTAAATATGCTGCGGCATTTTCACCGGCACGCAGACCGCGAGACGCTTCTCGACGTTCAGCACATCCGCGACGAGGTTCGCCGCCGCCTGACGCTCGGTGATATCCCCTTTCGGGACCACACCGGCAGTGTGGCCAATGCCTGACGTCCACACTCCCGCGCTGCACTGGTAAGGCGTCAGGCGACAACCTTCGAGGTCAGCAATCAGCGCCAGCCCCTCGGGCGAGGTGTTAAGCAGACGAAAGTCAGGCATCAGCGCCGCCAGCGCCAGCACTGCGGCCACACTGCATCGTTTAATGATTGAGTTCACGAATGGCCCCCTTATCCAGTCCGAGTGATGTCAGATAGCGATAGGTTTTGCGCTTAAACCAGTAATTCGTCAGCGCGGTAAAAATGGCGCAGCCACCGCCGACATACAGCGCCAGCTTTTCGGGCGACATCGCCCCGAAATACGCCAGCGCCACGGCCAGCCAGTAAGCGACAAACGTCGTGATTTTTTCCATGCTCAGTCCCATAGATTCACCGTTTCGGTTTTCGGCGCGCTGTCGGTCTCGGGCAGCTCGATAGCCGTGCCGTGCGGCAGAATGACGCCCAGCTCCGACAGACCGGGGTTAGCCTGCAGTATCGTCTCGACCACGCCCTCAGTGCGCCCGTAATAGCGCGCGCAAATCGCGTCGAGGATGTCGCCCTGCATCGCAAAAACCTTCATCAGATTTGACCCACGATGCAGCGTGCTTTGTCCTGGATGCGCGCCACTGACCAGCGCATATCCCGCCACATTTCATCGATAGTGCTGTCGATACTGTCGGCCTTTTTGTCGCCCTTGCTGGTCGCATCCACGCCGCGAAAACGCTCATAAAGCGTGGCGGTCGTCATCGCGCACACGGCGTTAAAGTAGTGGAAGCAGCGCACGCTCTCGCCGTCGAGCTCGTCGGTCGGGACATCCGCGAGCGTGGCGTGACCGGCGTCGAGCTGCAGGTCGCGCCAGTCGCGCAGCTCCGCGTTAGTCTCCGCGATGGCGGTCTTAATCGCCCGGCGCAGGCGCACAGGGGAAACGGTCTGCTCCAGTCGCATCTCTTCGCGCACGCGCTTCGGGTCAACATCAGGGAAAAAGCCCGTATTTTTAATCACCGGCTCGCTCACGCCCGGTGGCGGTATCACCACGCCCGGCACGTCCTGCGGCGTTGTTCTGGGCTCAATAATCAGTGTCGTCATGACAACCTCGGAAAATAGGTGGGCGGTGGACGCCGGTCGCAGTCTGGGTAATTAATACCCGCGTTGACCGGCGTGCCGCCCGGCTCGGGGAGCGTTCGGTTAACCTGCGGCTTTTGCCGCTTTTGGTGGACGTCCGCGCCGTGCCGCCGGTTTAGCGGCAGGTTTGCGCGTGCGTGGTTTAGTCGTTTTGGTTTTCGGCGCGGGTTCAGGTTTTGGCCTGAGCTGGCGCTCTAGGTTCTCGATATCCTTTTTCACACCGATAGTGCTTTCTAACTGGATCGCACGCTGCAGGTGCGCCAGTGCCTCGGGCAGCTGTTCCGCCTCTCGCAAAACGTAGCCGGTGATTTTGTGCAGCTTCGCGCGCACGATATCGGGCATATCCGCACGCTCAGTCAGCGCAAGGGTGTCGAGCAGATTCGCCAGTTCGACCGGCTGTTTCGCCGTGCGCAGGCGTTGTGCAGAAAGCGCGACCTCTTCGGCAAGCAGGCATGGCACAGGACGGCGACCAACAGGCATCGTCAGGCCATACGTCAACGCGTAACGGGCAATTTCCAGCGCCCCGGCGATGTCATCCGCATCGAGACGCCACAGCATGACCGTCATAACGATGTCATCCTGTGCGCCCTTGCCACTGGCGAGGACGCCCGCCACCCACGGCAGATAGAACGGCAACAGCTCACGCTTTTTCGCGGCTTTTTGCTCTTTAGAACTGATTTGTTTTAACGTGCGGCAGTCTGCGGCCAGCTTTACCAGCATCTGCTCGTAGGCAGTTGCATTGCGCAGCGGAGCAGCAGCCCGCCGCGCGGTTTCAGAGGCCGAGACCCGCATCATGTGAAGCGCTGCGGGGCTCGTCATGGCTTACTCTCCGTCTTCCTGACCTGCAGGCGCATCAGCCTTTTCAGGCTCAGCCGGTGCAGCAAACTTACCAAGGGTGATGTTTTCAATCAGGCAACCGGCGGCGTAAGCCTCGACCACATAATCGATGTTCATCGATTCGTAGTTTTCGATACGGTCTTTCTTTGGCTCCTCAATGATGGCGCGGCGGTGCGCATCATCCATGAAGTAAATCGACAGGTTATCGAGGCGCGTCACCATCAGGGCATTGGCCGGGAAGTAAGGCACACGCACCGCAGGCAAATTGCCGATGCGCTTCTGGCTGATGATGATGTCAGCGGCCAGCGACTCGCTGTTTTCCTGCGTCTTGTTAACGATCGGGAAATATTTGTCAGCCAGCAGTTTGCGACCGGTAATAACCACGAGCTCCGGGTCGTCCTGATAAATCTCGTCAATCAGGTTGGTCGTGGAGTCCATGACCAGCGCATCGAGATTCGCATAGTCGCCGTTCTCACCCACGCGGATCACATCAGAAATAACCTTGCCGTCTGCGTCGGTGACTTTTGACATCACGCGCGCTGGCGCTTCATTGCGGTACTTCTGCAGCCAGCCGGTCGCCACATCCTGCAGCATCGGATTCTTTTTGCGGTCGGAGGTCGCCGCACGCTCGATGCCGTTGAAACCGGCCATGATGAAGTCAAGCGACTGGCGCTTGATAATCGCGTCACGGATACGGGTCTGGAAGTCCTGGAATCGCGCCCACAGGTCGAGCTGTTTGTAACGAATATGGAAATCAAAGTTGATTTGCGCGCACTCGTATTTATTGGATTCGAGCGCCGTAAAATCGGCGGTTTTACGCTCGTCATCACCGGCAGTGTCGGCGGTGCTCGCGATGGTGCCGTTAACACCCACCCCGACCTTTTCGCCTTTCAGCTCGTCGACCGGCACGATGTTGATTTTGGTCAGAAACGCGGATGACACCTGCAGGGTATTCATCAGGGTTTGGGTCACGGATGGCTCGACGGTGAATTTTTTCGCCACGTCATCAGTGGAAACGCCGTTCAGTTCCGCGACGCGGGACAGGTAGGCATTAAATTTAAAGCGGGTTTCTTTACGCATGGGTATTCCTGTTTTTCATTAAAAAGGGCATCAGAGCGGGCTACACGCCCGGCGCGTTATCAGCAGTTCGTCAGCAGCTCGTCGCCCGTTCCACCTTTTGAAAGTTCACGGCGCGGCTGGCGCTGGCTTTCGGTGTTATCGAGGGAGCTTTTCAGGGAGGAAAGTGCCTGCGTGCTTTCTTCGGTCTGGCGGGTCACGTCCTGCTTAAGCTGCGCAAACGCGGTTTCCAGCTCGGTGACGCGGCTGTCAGTGGCAGTCAGGTTCGTTTGCACCAGTTCAGAGACTTCCGTCACCGCCTCATGCACATCAGCAAAACGCGCATCAT